TATTGTCCGGTAGTGCTATGACTATCTTTATTGATAGTGTGGTTTCTCGAGCTAAAAGCTTATATAAATCTGAATATCTTAGATATGAAGTTTTATCAAACTTAGCTCAAGGTGATGATTCCACTACTTGTGTTAGATGTGATATGCCTCCGGCTGATTTGGCGACTGTGGAATCAGCTTTAGAATCTTCTCAACTGGGATTTGAGTTGAACCCGAAGAAACAGATTTATGGACCTCATGGTTTTGAATTCTTAAGAGATTGGATTACTAAGGACGGAATCTTTGGATATCCTGGTAGAATTGTTAGTTCTATCTTATATTCGTCTCCGAGCCTTGGGCAAACTCCTGTTTCTTGGGATACCAAGTTGAGGTCTAATGTTTCTGTTCTGTTTACGGCGGTTCAGAAAGGATGTTGGGGTTTGGGTTCTTTAGGATTTAATTGGATTTTTTCTGTGGTTCCGAAGGCTTTAAGAGGACATGACTTAAACTTGTTGAAAGATTGGGTTATGCGATCTCCTCTGAGCGGCGGTTTAGGGGTTGCTAAATTATTAGATGTTAAATGGATAGCGAGAGGAACATTGTTGCCTTCTTTTTCTAAGAAGGTACTAAAAATTTCTGTCAAAATCAATTTGCCGTCGTTTAGCAATCCGTATGTTAAAAAGAGGTTCAATGAGTATATAAAAGAGAATGCTTTCGGAATTGGGGGTAGGACTGAGATTAAGTGGATTTATCACAGTGTGATGAAGACACCGGTCTTAGAATCGCTGGAACCCATAGCCGTTGGTTCTCCGTTGGACGATGTTGATGGTACGTTGTGGTGGTCTAGGCTACAATACCTAACTCATAAGGTTGCTATTTTCACGAAAACACCTTCTTGGGTTTTTAAATATTATAGAGGAAAAGATAGTTTACTACGTCTTAGATTTTTATTCTCTAAGATGAGATCTTTCTCTTATTTAGGAGCTCTGGGTAGTCGATTTTTGGAGGCTGCTAGGGATGAAAAGGTTACGATTACTCGCTCTCTAATCGTTTGGTTATTGAGTGAAGATTCTCCCAAGTTAGGCTTTAAAATCTGTTACAGTGACGGAGATTTTATGAAATGGTATTCATTATGTAAAGACTATTACTATAATAGTATCAGGAGAAGTTGTATTTTGGTTGCTGACTTTAGATCTTGGTGGACGCAATGTAGTTCTTGGAATCTACGTCTACCTATTCTTTAGTCACGATCTTTTTTTGAAAATATATGCGGCGGTATTAAGATAGCTTAGTCTAGGGCTATTTTATGATTAGAAATGATAGTGAACAAAATGTGTTA